CTAATACTAACGTATTAGAGAGTACCGCAGCAGACGAAAATCCTGACAAGAAAAAATCGGCTCTCAGTTGTCAGGATGTTGTCGATGCTTACCACGAATTACTTCCTGAAGCTTCCAGGGTTCGCGCACTGAATGACAAACGTAAAAACCAGATCCGAACTTTCTGGCGAAAAGCCGGAGTGATAACCCGCCAGCTTGATGGTCATGGGTTCACGATGCAGGACTGGAGAAATTATTTGAGTTACGTAGGCGAAAATTGCCGATGGATGTTCGAAGAGCGTCAAAACCATCAACGCGGAACCGTCTGGCACAAAAAGGGATTTGATTTCCTGCTTAACGATAATACCTACCTGAAAGTTCGTGAGGGTGAACACGATGACCGATAATTTTTACGCGCCGCCACATAGCATCGAGGCGGAGCAGGCGGTGATTGGTGGATTGCTTCTGGATGATGACAGCAGTGAGCGCGTCCAGAAAGTTCTGGCGATGCTGAAGCCTGATTCATTTTACAGCCGACCACACAAAATCCTTTTCGAAGAAATAACCAGAATGCACCGGGAGCAAAAGCCAGTAGATGGCCTGACGCTTTTCGATGAACTGGAGCGTAAATCGTTAACGGTGTCAGTTGGCGGTTTTGCTTATATCGCTGATATCGCAAAGAACACGCCAAGCGCAGCAAACATCGTTGCCTATGCAATGCAGGTTCGCGAAACCGCAATGGAACGCTACGCCATCAACCGCATGACTGAAGCGACGGAATTGCTCTATTCCCGAAACGGAATGACTGCAACGCAGAAGTACGAAGCTATTCAAGCGATTTTCACGCAACTGACAGACCATGCAAAAACCGGATCTCGTCGCGGCCTTCGCTCATTTGGCGAGGTCATGGAAGACTGGGTTAGCGACCTTGAAAAGCGATTTGACCCATCAGGCGAACAACGAGGAATGAGCACAGGGATCTCATCGCTGGACAGGATGCTGTCACCGAAAGGTCTGGTGAAAGGCTCTCTGTTCGTCATTGGCGCTCGCCCTAAGATGGGGAAAACGACGCTATACAGCCAGATGGCAATCAACTGCGCAGTGCATGAGAAAAAGCCTGCCCTGATGTTCAGCCTTGAAATGCCAGGTGACCAGATACTGGAAAAACTGGTAGGGCAGAAGTCAGGTGTTAACCCGAATATTTTTTACCTTCCGGCGGCAAATGACGCTGATGACGGCTATCAGGGTGATTACGATGGTGACTTCAACAGGGCGATCGAAACAGCCAATCGCTTGAGTGAAATCGACCTGCTTTACATCGACGACACGCCGGGATTATCTCTGGCTCAAATCATCAGCGAAAGCCGTCGAATCAAGCGAGAAAAAGGATGTGTTGGCATGATTCTGGTCGATTACCTGACACTAATGACCGCTGAAAAGGCCGATCGTAACGACCTTGCTTACGGCATGATTACTAAGGGACTGAAGAACCTTTCCAAAGAGCTTGATTGCGTTGTTGTGCTTCTGACGCAGCTTAACCGAGCACTGGAAAGCCGAACCAATAAACGCCCATTACCAAGCGACTCCCGAGATACAGGGCAGATTGAACAGGATTGCGATTATTGGGTTGGTATCCATCGTGAAGGTGCTTTTGATGACAGCGTTCCGCCTGGTGAAACCGAACTAATCCTTCGTCTAAATCGCCATGGACATACCGGCACGGTGTATTGCATTCAGGCAAATGGCGCTATTTATGACACAGACCAACAGTCTGCTGAAATGCGCCGCCGTGAACGCGAGGAACCGCAGTCCAAGAAGAAAGGAGGATTCTGATGAATAAAAAACAATTAGCCATTCTCGAAAAGGCATGGGATGCACAAATATCATACGCTTTGAAAGAACAGGTACTACCAATAATCCAGACCAAATCGAAAATAGCCAGGCAGTTATGCGATGACGGATTCCTGAACGAAGTTGAGATTACGCACCAGATGGTAACGTTCAAAGGGTATGAGATAAATCATCATGGTATAGCAGCGTATTGCTCCCATCTTCCTGATGACGTTGACATTGATGAAATGGAAAGGGAGATGAAGCAATGACCATCTACATCACTGAGCTAATAACAGGCCTGCTGGTAATCGCAGGCCTTTTTATTTGGGGGAGAGGGTGAGTGAAGGATTTATTAGTAACACTAAATGTTGGTTTAAGCCTTCTTGGTTACGCCTACATTATGTTTAAAACAGGCCAGTGGATTATTACAAAGGCACTTAAACAGTGGGATAAGCGTAGAAAAGTGTCAGCAAAGCAGAAGGCGGTTGATGCGCTATATGAAGCATACGAACTGGATAAGGTAAGCGAAGGAGATACTGTAAAAGTGGCGACAAAAGAAGGTCTGGTAATCATGATTTGCAGACATGAAAAGACTAACACCCCAGCACACTGATGGAGAGGAATGGTGAGTACATTAGCTCAATTAATTAATGCCGACCTTGAAGAGTCAGGAGCACGGCATTATCGCTACTGGAAATCTTCTAGACTTCCGATTAGAGAGCGATACAAGCGTAGGCCAAAACCAAAGAGCAGCCAGCGAGACAGGGTGCTTAAGCGCCTAATGCAGATAAACATGTCGCAGTTTACTAATTTCACCTGGTTCAAGCGGTGATGGAGAGGAATATGGACGAATCAAGAAAGGATTTCGAGCAATGGGCGCTAGAAGTTATGCAGTTCACGCCTGATGACCTTAGATGGGATGAAAGTCGAAACTGCTATCGGGATTACGTGCCGCACATAGCATGGAAGGGCTGGCAGGCTGGCAGGAAGGCAATCGAAATTGAAATTCCGGCAGCATGTGCTGACGACGAATATTTCAATGATGGAGTCTTTCAACCAATGAGATATGAGCGCGATGTTGAGAGAGCCATCCGCGCCGCTGGAATCAAAGTGAAGGAGTGAGTATGAGCGAGTTAAAACCGTGCCCGTTTTGTGGAGGACATGCTGAAACATTCACAACTGACGGTACAGAAGTTGGAACCTATTGGTATTGGGCGGAGTGCTGGGTATGCGAAAGCAGGACAGGACTTTATGAGACAGAAGAGAAAACGGCAGAGGCATGGAACCAGAGGGTAAACCATGAAGCAAACCTATCTGCTTCGCAACGAAGCAATCAGAAATAACGCCATAGACGCCATTCTCTCACTACCCATCGACGACAAGTCACCCCACGAAGTCCACGTCAAAGAACCTAAGCGAACCAAAGCGCAGAACGACCGTATGTGGCCGATGCTTCAGGACGTCTCCCGTCAGGTGCTTTGACATGGTCAACGACTGTCTCCGGAAGACTGGAAAGACATCTTCACCGCGCTGTGGCTCAAGACTAAAAAGCTGGAGCAAAGAAGCGTACCCGGTATTGACGGCGGTGTTGTTCTTCTTGGGGTACGTACCAGCAAAATGAGGAAGGCCAGCATGACAGAGCTTATCGAAATCATGTTCTGGTTCGGATCAGAACGTAACGTGCGATGGAGTGATGATTCCCGGCGTGAGTATGAATGGTCACAACGAACAGGGAGGGCAGCATGAGACGACAGCGACGAAGTATCACCGACATCATCTGCGAAAACTGCAAATACCTGCCAACGAAACGCTCCAGAAATAAACCCAAGCCAATCCCCACAGAAAGTCAGGTAAAGACATTCGATTATGTCTATGGGTTGTTGCAGTCCAAATGGAACCGCATGAGGAAAACGCGATGATTGACCCCAATCGAAGTTATGAGCAAGAGAGCATAGCAAGGGCAATGTGCGCAGGATGTAACAAGCAACTGGCACCTGATGAAATTTACGCCTGTGCCGAATGTGTTAACGAATGGCTGGTATATCGCGATCCGAATGGAGATATGTCGAATGAGGAAGGTAAGGCGGCGTTGTAAGAACGAAGAGTGCAGGGAATGGTTCTTCCCGCAATTTCAGAACCAACAGTGGTGTTGTGTTGATTGTGGTACGAAGTTAGCACTCGAACGACGAAGCAAAGAACGCGAAAAAGCGGAAAAAGCAGCAGAGAAGAAACGACGACGAGAGGAGCAGAGACAGAAAGATAAACTGAAGATTCGAAAGCTCGCCTTAAAACCCCGCAGTTACTGGATTAAACAAGCCCAACAAGCCGTAAACGCCTTCATCAGAGAAAGAGACCGCGACTTACCATGTATCTCATGCGGAACGCTCACGTCTGCTCAGTGGGATGCCGGACATTACCGGACAACTGCTACGGCACCTCAACTCCGATTTGATGAACGCAATATTCACAAGCAATGCGTGGTGTGCAACCAGCATAAAAGCGGAAATCTCGTTCCGTATCGCGTCGAACTGATTAATCGTATCGGGCAAGAAGCAGTAGACGAAATCGAATCAAACCATAACCGCCATCGCTGGACTGTCGAGGAGTGCAAGGCGATCAAGGCAGAGTACCAACAGAAACTCAAAGACCTGCGAAATAGCAGAAGTGAGGCCGCATGACGTTCTCAGTAAAAACCATTCCAGACATGCTCGTTGAAGCATACGGAAACCAGACAGAAGTAGCACGGCGCTTATCGTGCCACCGCAACACAGTCAGGCGTTATCTGTACGACAAAGAAGCCAGGTATCACGCCATCGTTAACGGCGTTTTAATGATTCATCAGGGCGGGAGAGGTATCTATGACCGTAACCAGCATTAACCAGGCGAAACAGCAGAGTGAACGTGACGAAGCTGAATTGCGCAGCGTCAGAGAGATGACGGAGCAACACCAGAAGGCGATGGATTATCTGCATGAGCGAGAGCGTGAACTGGTGAACCGGCTTGGATTGAATAAGCCAACGGGAGACGATGCTGCATGAGTATACGAGAATTGAACCTCACTAAAGAGCAGCATGACTGGCTTAATGGGTGGCTTGAGCTATGGGGGGCATGGGTTTATTCAGGAAGACTCGAAAAACGCATGAGCAGCGTTATAGCGCAGTTTATGGAGAGCGTAGAGCCGGGAAGAGTTATGACAAGGCCAATGTGTAATGATGATGATGGAATGTTGATTTCTCAGGTCGTCGATTCCGTCATGTACATTGACAAGAAAGCCTTTGGCATCCTCCTCAGCTACTACGCCCATGGATCTTCCAAGCACGCCATTGCATCTTACTATCATCGCGTCGCAAGACCTCGCAAGATGTTATGCCGGGGCGGTGGGCGCATTCAAAAACCATCGCTCGCAACCTGTCGCCGGGAAGTTGACGAAATCCTCAATGCCTCGTTGTTTATGATTTACCCGGTTATGGATAGTGCGTTCAAAAACCGTAAACGTGTAGAGAAAATTAAACATGTAGCATAGAACGTGTTGACATTATTGAGCAAATGAGCAACACTATTCGCATAAGCTGCCGTTAGTGACTCTTAAGTTGCAACGGTGGCTTTTTTTTTATTTGGGTCAGTCGTATAAAGGTCATTACGGAAGGCTGTTAACCTTCTTATCGTGGTTCGAGTCCACGCTGTCCCGCCAAACATGCTGGTTTAGCTCCAATGGTAGAGCAGTCGCCTTGTAAGCGAATGGGTAGCGGTTCAAGTCCGTTAACCAGCACCATAACTGAGCCGTAGCCACTGGCTATCCTGAACTAATCAGTGATAGTTATGCTGCGGCCTTCTACACATGACCTTCGCGAAAGCGGGTGGCAAGAGGTTGCGATAACAACCTCCTGCCGTTTTGCCCGTGCATATCGGTCACGAACAAATCTGATTACTAAACACAGTAGCCTGGATTTGTTCTATCAGTAATCGACCTTATTCCTAATTCAATAGAGCAAATCCCCTCAATAAAGGGGGTAGAGCATGTACCGTATGGACAAAATCAGAGAATGGTTCAGTTACAGCTTCGGAGGACTGACTGCGATGGGTGGCATTCTCTCCCTGAATGACTGGGCTGTAATCATTGGTATTCTTTGTACTGTCGGCACATTTGGCATCAACTGGTACTACAAACGCAAAGAGCGTGAGGACAGATTGAATGGCAATGTCACCGGCACTACGAAATAGCGTAATAGCGGCGATAAGTGGCGGGGCTATTGCTATAGCATCTGTGTTAATCACTGGACCGAGTGGTAACGATGGTCTGGAAGGTGTCAGCTACATACCATACAAAGATATTGTTGGTGTATGGACTGTATGCCACGGACACACCGGAAAAGACATCATGCTCGGTAAAACGTATACCGAAGCAGAATGCAAAGCCCTCCTGAATAAAGACCTTGCCACGGTCGCCAGACAAATTAACCCGTACATCAAAGTCGATATACCGGAAACAACGCGCGGCGCTCTTTACTCGTTCGTCTACAACGTTGGTGCTGGCAATTTCAGAACATCGACGCTTCTTCGCAAAATAAACCAGGGCGATATCAAAGGTGCATGTGATCAGCTACGGCGCTGGACATACGCTGGCGGTAAGCAATGGAAAGGGCTGATGACCCGTCGTGAGATTGAGCGTGAAGTCTGTTTGTGGGGGCAACAATGAGCATGATTTGCTTTTTCATGGCAGCGTTGCTCGCATTTAATGGCAACGATGCGTGGCCGTGGTTTCTGGCCGTTGGGGTGTTGATGTCATGAGTCGGTTAACCGCGATTATCTCCGCTCTGGTTATCTGCATCATCGTCTGCCTGTCATGGGCTGTTAATCATTACCGTGATAACGCCATCGCCTACAAAGAGCAGCGCGACAAGGCCGCATCCACAATCGCTGATATGCAGAAGCGGCAACATGATGTAGCAGAACTCGACGCCAGATACACAAAGGAGCTTGCTGATGCTAACGCGACTATCGAAAGTCTCCGTGCTGATGTTTCTGCTGGTCGTAAGCGCCTGCAAGTCGCCGCCACCTGTGCAAAGTCAACGACCGGAGCCAGCGGCATGGGCGATGGAGAAAGCCCAAGACTTACAGCAGATGCTGAACTCAATTATTACCGTCTCCGAAGTGGAATCGACAAGATAACCGCGCAGGTTAACTACCTGCAGGAGTATGTCAGGACTCAGTGCCTGAAGTGATTCGTCACCCAATAAACAGAACAGCCTGACTTCGGTCGGGCTTTTTTATACCCAAATTTCACCGCGCACCGCAGCGCATCCAACCACGTCGAACCCAAACCTTTGGAATGAGCCTTTGAGGAGTCAGTTAGTGCTGGCGAGCCTCGACGGGCTGATCTCCTATGCGGCAAAGGTTCATTTCAAAGAGTAGGTACACGCTATGAAATCATTAACCCTCTTCAATCAACCAATTCGTATCGGTGAAGATGGCATGATCTGCCTCACTGATATGTGGAAAGCCAGTGGTAAAAGTGAATCTGAATCTCCGTACCACTACCTGCGAAACAAGCAGACCAAAGAGTTCTTGGCTGAGCTGGAGAAAAACCACGAATCTGTGGAATCTGTGGTTTTTACGGAACGCGGTACCACGAATCTGTGGTTTTTACGGAACGCGGTGTACACGGTGGAACATATGGAGGAAAGTTTGTTGCTTATGATTACGCAGCATGGCTAAACCCCGGATTTAAATATGCAGCCTATAAAGTCCTGGATGACTACTTCACCGGAGAACTTCAGCATCGCAACAGCTTAAGTGCGCAGCTCAATATGAAGTGTCATGAGTTTGATCAGAAAAAAGATATGGCGAGCTTCTGTGGGCAAGGGCTGGCGGCATGGCGCTATACGAAGCCAGTGTTGGTCGCTGAGATTAACTCCCTGGCTAACCAGCTGCAGATAACGATCCCCGGGCTTCCGGGATGAGTGATCGTGTCATTGAATGCGCCTCCAGAGCGGGGCGCGACTTCTCAGAGTTCATGAAAGGCGAGAAGGGCATGATGGAAGCATTGGCCTCGGTGGATGAGTTTGGCGAGCAGCTGCGCCTCAACGGCTGTGTCAATCATCACTTTGTTAGCTACATGATGCGGAACTCGATCATGCAGGCATTCATGGACATGGCAAAAGCCGAGAGGAAAGAAGAGCGCCGGCGTAAGCGAGCGGAAGCAAAAGCGAAGTAGCCATTACAAAGCCTATCTACGGGTGGGCTTGATAATGAAACCGGAATTTATTCTGGGCAACCAGTTACGGCAGTACAGCGAAACAACCCAAGCCAGAAAGTGGGGAAATAACACTGGCAGCCACTGAAAGATGAACCTCCTGCCTTATGGCAAAAAAGATTCTTTGTGGTGGCGGACTGATGGAAAGACATCGGTTATTGCAGAGACCATTCAATGAGTGGTCTCGACAATGGCTTATACCCTACACGGGATAACTTAACTGATATCCCTTTTAACGGATAAACGGAGCCAACAATGGCAGAGATTACCGCATTGACAGAATTACAGCAGATGAACCTCGATATCCTTCGTCTGGTGCAGAGTGATACCGCAGCGGCAGAAAAGGCGATCACCTTTGTTAACGGCAGCAAACTGAACTTCGAGCTATTCAAAGACCAACTGGTACTGGCTTCCGGTGAAGGTACCGCGCTGGCTCGTGCTGAGAAGGCAATCCGAGAAGCTAAAGAAGCACTGGACCTGTTCACTACCGGAGCATAAGAAATGCCACTTAAAAAAGGTCGAAGCAAAAAAGTTATCGGTGAAAACATCGCAACCGAAATCAAAGCTGGCAAGCCAAAAGACCAGGCGATCGCAATCGCTATGAGTAAGGCCGGTAAGAATAAAAAGAAAGGAAAATAATTATGGCACTCACTGACAAACAGGAGATGTTCTGTCGTGAGTACCTCGTTGATTTGAACGCCACGCAAGCGGCTATTAGGGCGGGGTACAGCGAGAAGACAGCCCCGGTAATTGGAAGCGAAAACCTTACTAAACCTAATGTACAGGATCGTATTGCAGAATTAAAAGGCGAACGTAACGCTAAAGTGGAGATTGACGCAGCCTACGTGCTACGTCGACTTGTTGAAATTGACCAAATGGATGTTCTCGACATCATGACCGATGACATGAGCATCAAGCCGGTTTCTGAATGGCCTGCATCATGGCGTCGTTATCTGAGCGGGTTCGATCTGGCTGATATGTTTGAAGGCCGGGGAGAAGACCGCGAAATGGTCGGCATCCTGAAGAAAATCAAATGGCCTGACAAGGTGAAGAACCTCGAGCTTCTTGGTAAGCATATCGATGTACAGGCATTCAAAGAGAAAGTAGAGCACTCCGGAGAAATCAGTCTGATTGATCGCATTCAGGAGGCCCGTAAACGAGCGAGAGGTAAGTGATGTCAGATTTTGAGGCAATGCTTGCCGAGGATATGGGAGAGTTTTTCTATGATCCGCTCGGATGGGTTATGTATGCGTTTGATTGGGGTAAAGGTGAGCTTTCTGGATATGACGGCCCAGATGAATGGCAGAGAGAGTTTTTGTCAGACTGGGGTAACGCCATCAGCGAGAATGATTTTGACGGCGTGATGCCTGTTGAAGCATATCGATGTGCTACCAGTTCAGGGCATGGCATCGGGAAGTCGGCATTAACAGCCTGGATCATTCTCTACATCATGAGCACCCGGCCACAATGCAAGGGTGTTGTCACCGCCAACACATCTGAGCAACTTCGCACAAAAACGTGGGGCGAGCTTGGTAAGTGGAAGAAGCGTTGCATTACCGGACATTGGTTCGAGTACAACAACGGCAAAGGCAACATGAATATCTACCATGTGGATCACATGGAGTCATGGCGCTGTGACGGACAGACCTGTCGAGAGGAAAACAGCGAGTCTTTTGCTGGACTTCATGCGGCAACATCAAGCCCGTTTTATATCTTCGACGAAGCCTCAGCTGTACCAGACAAGATTTGGGAAGTTGCTGAAGGTGGTTTGACTGATGGAGAGCCGTTCTGGTTTGCATTCGGAAACCCCACACGTAACACGGGGAGATTCCGCGAGTGCTTCCGCAAGTTCAAACATCGTTGGCGTCGCCGTCAAATAGACAGCCGACTTGCCAAGATGACTAATAAAGCGCTGATAGAAGAATGGGCTAGCGACTATGGAGAAGATAGTGACTTCTTCAAAGTGCGTGTTCGCGGCCTGTTCCCTTCATCATCTGAAATCCAGTTCATCCCTCAGCATTACGCTGATTCCGCAATGAATCGACAGCTTGAACACAGCCAGTACGGATTTGCTCCGAAGATAATTGGCGTTGACCCGGCATATACCGGTAGTGATGAGGCGTCTATCTACATGAGGCAGGGGCTGCATTCCAGATTACTCGGAACCTACCAGAAAACTGATGATGACGTTAAGTTCGCGCAGATTGTTGCCGGGTTTGAAGATGAGCACAAGGCTGATGCTGTGTTCATCGACTTTGGTTACGGCACCGGTATTCACTCAATTGGCAAGTCATGGGGTAGGGGATGGCGTCTGGTCAACTTTGCTGGCGAATCGAAAGATCCTCAGATGCTTAACAAGCGCGGTGAGATGTGGAACGCGCTGAAAAGTTGGCTGAACGAAGGTGGAAGCATCGATGATCAGCAAACATCTGATGAAATAGTTGCTCCTGAATACAAGGTGAAACTCGACGGAAAGATTGTTCTTGAATCCAAGGACGAAATGAAACGTCGCGGTGTTCCCTCTCCAAACAGGGCCGATGCGCTGGCGCTGACATTTGCATTCCCGGTAGTCAAAAACAAACCATCAAAAGCAATCCCCGCACCGATTAGACCAGTACGCAGAGGACGATAATGGCCGACAATGAAAACAGGCTGGAGAGCATCCTGTCGCGCTTTGATGCGGACTGGACAGCCAGTGATGAAGCCAGACGAGAGGCAAAGAATGATCTCTTCTTCTCCCGTGTATCTCAGTGGGATGACTGGCTATCACAATATACAACGCTGCAATATCGTGGACAGTTCGATGTAGTACGTCCCGTGGTGCGCAAGCTCGTTTCTGAGATGCGTCAGAACCCTATTGATGTTCTGTATCGTCCAAAGGATGGAGCAAGTCCTGACGCTGCTGATGTGCTGATGGGCATGTATCGCACAGACATGCGACACAATACGGCAAAAATCGCGGTCAACGTCGCTGTTCGTGAGCAGATTGAAGCAGGTGTAGGTGCGTGGCGTCTGGTCACTGACTACGAAGACCAAAGTCCAACGAGCAACAATCAGGTTATCCGTCGAGAGCCTATCCATAGTGCCTGTTCCCATGTTATATGGGACAGCAACAGCAAGCTGATGGATAAGTCTGACGCCCGTCACTGCACAGTTATCCACTCAATGAGCCAGAATGGTTGGGAGGATTTCGCAGAAAAATACGACCTCGATGCGGATGATATTCCATCATTCCAGAACCCCAACGATTGGGTATTTCCATGGCTGACGCAGGACACAATTCAGATCGCTGAGTTTTACGAAGTGGTCGAGAAGAAAGAGACGGCGTTTATCTACCAAGACCCGGTTACGGGTGAGCCGGTAAGCTACTTTAAGCGCGATATTAAAGACAAGTTAGTCGCTGTTCGG